AAAAGTATGCTGCTGCAGCTGGTTCCAAGAAGATCTTAAAAGCACTTCGCTTAGAAATGGAGATGGACCGTATCATGGTTGAACAATGTCAGGGTGGCTGGCAGTTTGACTTAGCAGCAGCAAAGGAGTTAGTTCAACACGTAGAGTATAAAATGAAGGATATTGAAAACTTCATTAACCCTAAGTTACTTGCAAGAGTAAAGAAAGTAGACAATGACCCGAAATCACCTAAGTTTACAAAGGTTGGAAAACCGCTTGCATGGATGCGTAATTGGTTTCAGCTTGATGATGGCGTCACTGTTGATACTTGCCCTGTCTGGGGAGAGTTTAACAGAATTGAGTTTATTACTGGCGATATCGGCAACACTGATACTGTTAAGAGGTATCTTGATAGTCTTGGATGGAAACCGGACGAGTGGAACTGGAAAAAGATTAACGGACAGTTCATCAAAGTCTCGCCAAAGCTCTCAGACAGTTCCTTGGAAGGACTTGGAGATGTAGGCCAGGCTCTGATGGAGTACTATACTTTGAGGTCTCGTCACTCTATTATGAAAGGTTGGTTTGAGTATGTTGACAAGAAGGGGCGTATTCATGGTGATGTGTTTAACGTAGGTACACCTACCTTTAGACAAACTCACAAGATCATTGCTAACTTGCCAAGTGGCAAAGCAACTCTTGGGCCTGAAATTCGTAAGTTGTTTGTAACAAAACCAGGTTACAAGATTGTTAGCGCTGACTCTGCAGGTTGTCAGCTTAGGCTTCTTGCACACTTTATGAAAGACCCTGACTACACTAGAGAGGTTCTTGAGGGTGACATCCATCAGAAAAACGCCGACGTACTAGGTTGTTCTAGAGCTTTAGCCAAGCCCTTTATTTTTGCTTACCTCTACGGTGCAGGTGGTAAAAAGCTTGGTTCTATTCTTAATGTCTCTGAGAAAGAAGGAACAAAGCTAAAGAACAAGTTCACTAACGCTTTCCCTGAGCTTAAAAAGCTAATCTCAAAAGTTCAGCACATAGCGGAACAACAGGGGTATATCCCTGGCCTAGACGACAGGCCAATCTTTACGGACAGCCAACATAAAGCACTCAACTACTTGATTCAGGGTGCCGAGGCCGTAGTAATGAAAGCTACTGTGGTAATGATCGATCAGAAGCTAAAGGAAGCAAACATTGATTTTAAACACCTACTGTTCTACCACGATGAACATTCAGTAGAAGTTCGAGAAGATCAAACAGAACAAGCACGGGAAATTATTATGGAATGTTTCCGAGAGGCACCTAAACAGTATGGTATTACTATTATGGACTGCGGCGATTGCAACGTCGGCTCAGACTACTTTCAGGTGCATTGATGATAAATCCACATAAATACAAACATTTGGTCAGTTAAAAGAAGATATAACTGTACTCAAATCAGCAATTAAATATTTGGAGAAATACGTATGACTAAGCTTATCAACAACCACATCATCTTCTCTTTCGACAACCCTTGGCAGATTCACCTTGCTGCAAAACTGTATCGCCACCTAGACACCTTGCGGGCAATGGGTAAGCTAAAGTATGCCCCTAAGATTGGGACGGGCTACTACCAAGGCTTTATTGAACCTATCGTTATGATGGACTACAATGACTTTGTAGAGCATGTCTTAGACTCAGGCTATGTCAAAGATCAAGAGAGTTTTCTTCGGTTAAACCCTCGCACACCCCGTTCTTTAGCATTACAGGCTTGTCTTGTTTATAACCATTTTAACAAAAAAGGTGAACTCTTGGGTGAGTTTAAAGAGGTAAGTTACACCGAAGCTTTGCTCAGTGAATCTTGGACTTGTCTAGAAGATCGTTACTATGTCGCCTAAGATCGATCAGATTAGGCTACGAACAAGGCTCTCTGTCGCTGCTTATGCTTATGAATATAAAAATCATAGCATACTGTCTGATGCAGAGTATGATAAGTTGTCTTACCTTGTTGACACTGCTATAGCAACAGGTAATCGTAAGCTGGATAACTTCTTTAAAAAACATTTTGAACCTGCAACTGGTATGTGGGTTCGGAAACATCCTGACAAGGCTGGGTTAGAGAATATCTACCAGCGTTACTATAACACAGAAGGAAAATGGTATGGACAAGCGGGTTTACACAACGATTGAAGGGTTTGAGGCCGAGGTTGATCTTGACATTGTTTTAACTGAAGAAAACTCACGCCACAGTGAGTACGGGACGGCCTTGATTTTAGCGGGCCCTCTGGCGGGTTACGAAGTAATTATCTCGTCTGTGACCTTAGATAAACTACAACAACAGTGGGAGAAACAGAATGACTTGGCACTATCAACTAATGCGGCACACAGAACCTGATGATGAGGTCTGGTATGCGGTCCATGAGGTCTACGAAGGCAATGGCTACACTGTAGAACCCGTAAGGGTACAAGGTCTCTTCGAAGAAGACATCAAGTGGATGCTTGAAACTGTGTTGAAAGACATTGAGAAACATGGGGTGAAAGACTATGAGTGACTACAGAATAGACGTAGCAAGTAAAGAAGAGTGGGCCTTACGAGCATGGTCTGCGGAAGCTAGACTAGAGAAACTAGAAGCAGAATATAAAGCACTTCTTGCTGAAAAAGACAGCGAGATCTCTGGCTGGTTTGAGACAGAGTATGGTGCAGAAATGGTTCTGTGCACAAGTGCAGCAAATGACGAGGATCTTGCAGGGTTCCTTTTAGAAGAATACGGGGAGATGTGTGTTGGTGTTGATATGGAGCTAGAAGGCTTTTATCGAGACGGTAAAGAAGTAAATGCAGAAAAAGTTTGCCACTTTCTTGAGGTAATCTTTCTTGAAACAATTTCAGAGGAATAAGAGATGTCAGTTACTTACTCAGTAGAAGAAACTATTCGTACAATGTTTGATCGTTTTTATAGAGAAGTTAAAGGCCACGATACCTTAGAACTTGATCTGGATCTTGTGGCACTACTAGAAGACCTTGAAGAAAACTGTGTCGAGGAAGCTATGTCAGAGTATACTTCAGAAGCAGAGTTGATGTATGATGAGGGCTATAACAATGGCTACGAAAAGGGAGAAGAAGAGGGTTACGACAGGGGATTCAACGACGCTGAAGAAGAGGTAGAGGACGCTCGTGAAGAGGGCTACGAAGAGGGTTATCGTTGTGGAGTTCGAGATAACTTAAAGGAAAACAAAGATGTTTAAGCGTCTAAGAAAACTTGCTATCAACTTGTCTATGTTGTTGAATTTTTCACTAGGAGGGGAATTAAACCAAACCTTTTCCGCTAGAAATTGGGAAAGCAAGCGCAACAATAAGTTTAACTTAGTGTTTTTAATTGACATCTTGCTTGGTTCAGGTCACTGTGCTCGTGCTTGGGTTTACTGGAAAGTAAAGGAATAAAATGTTTACTGTTGAATTTGATACAGATCGTGGTGAAGGTATCACTATAACTACTCTAGATGGGAAGGGAAAGCACGATGATGTTGAAGTAATTTTGTATGATGATGACATCTACATTCGTCAGATCGATGAGTCAGACGGTGTTCAAATGATTATGCTATCTAGCCAGCAATTCAAAGACATTGTTGCGGCTTTTAACTTACCTGAAGGAGCCTACTATGCGAGTTAAGAAATATGAACTTCAAGCTGAATCTTTCCTTGAGGAAGGTACTACAAGCGAGACTCTTTTCACAGGTCTTGCTGCGGAGGTGGGTGAAGTAATGTCTGAGCGAGTTAAGGAGACACGCAAGGGATATCGGCATAGCGATGAAATCTTCGATGAGCTTTCTGATGTGCTGTGGTATGTAACTATGATTGCCCGCAGTCGAGGTTACACTCTGAATCGACTGATGAAGCATAACATTAACAAACTAGAAGATCGTTCTATTAATGGAAAAGGAAACTAAAATGCCAAACTGGTGTATGAACAGCGCAGTAATCTCTGGACGTAAAGACAAGCTAGATCTTATTGTACGGGCTTTGAAAGAAGACAAACTCCTAGAAGCACTTTGCCCGCTTGGGGACTGGGAGTATAATAAAGCAGTTGAGCTTTGGGGGACAAAGTGGGATGTTCACAACGCAAGTTGGGAACTCGACGAAGCTAACAACACACTAACAATTAACTTTGATACTGCTTGGGGGCCTCCAACGGCTGCGTACTCTTACGGAGAGAAGCTTCATAATATCGAGATTGAAGCTACTTTCCATGAAGACGGGATGATGTTTATTGGCGAGTACAAAGACGGGGAGGGGACTTCCTACTCGTATGACTTTGAAGAAGAGTGTTTGAAAACAGAAGCGCCTTGGGAGCTTGTTGAAGACTGGGGTATTGACTACAGTTGGGGGTGTTGGAAAGAAGACCAAGATCTCCCTTGAATAGTAAGGGAAAAAATTAGCTGACGTTAAAGAACAATAAAGGAAAACTTATGATAGCTATTATTGACGGCGACGTGCTTCTATACATGAGTATATGGGGTATGGAGACTAAACAAGAAGCAAATGATAAATTTGATGGGTTGTTTAATAGCTCACTTGAAAGTGTTTTTGCTACAGACTACGTCATGGCCATTGGTGGTCCTGACAACTTTAGAGTAGACTTGTTCCCTAACTATAAGGGTAACAGGACAAAGTCAAAATCAACAAGACCAGAATGGTTCTTAGATTTGAAGTCTGACATAGTAGAACGTTACGAAGGCTGCATCTTTACAGATAACTGTGAAGCAGACGATATGCTCCGTGTTTGGGCAAATGAACTTACTGCAGCTTGTATTGAAAATATTGTTATTTCGGTTGACAAGGATCTTGATTGTATCCCAGGGCTACACTACAACCCACGAAAAGAGCTTGTTTACGAGGTTAAAGAAGCGTATGCAGAGTACTTCTATTGGAAACAAGTTATAATGGGAGACCCTACTGATAACATTCCAGGTATTCCTAGAATTGGGCCTAAGACAGCTGAAGTCATTTTAGAAGGATCTACGGACTATCGGGCCTCTGTTTGTAGAGCTTATGAAAAGTTTTACAAAGAAGAAGGGTATGAGTATATGATTGCTAATGGTCGTTTAATTCACATTTGGCGACACATGAATGATCATTTCAAAGTAAAGCGAGAAGTTTATGACAAAGCAATTAGTGAGTGACACGGGACATTGGAGTTGTTATAAAAACTTTAATGCTGAAGAATGGTTTGGCTTTGTATACTGCATTGAAAACTTAACAACAAAACAGTATTACATTGGCAAGAAGCAGCTCTGGCATGGAGGTAAGAAAAAATCTAAGACTTACGGTAAACCTATGAGCTGGAAAACTTACATAGGTTCTTCTACAACGCTAAAGAAAGACATTACTAAGTATGGCAAGAAGAACTTTAGTTTTGAAATAGTGGATCTATACAACACAAAAGGTGGTCTTTACTATGCGGAGGCTTACCTTCAAATGCTTTCTGACTCTATGACGGAATATCTTGAGGATGGTAAAACACCTCGCTTTTATAACCGCCAGATTGCTGCGATTAGGTTTGTCCCTAGTGAGGGGCCGACTAAAAAAACTAAAGCATATGTCAAAACTTTGAGAAAGAAATACGAATGAAAATACATCCAATTGCACCAGCGTTGTGGATGGCGGCAATGCTTAACTTAGTAGGCTCTATTATCCTTCACACGTTTGGTATTATAGAGGTTGATATTGTTTTGTCACTTCTATTTTACTTGTTCTTTACAGAGATGAGCAAGTTTGTAGCTGAAATGACAATGGAACCAGATAGCTCAGACGAGGAATAGAGATGGGGCGAATAGTTACTAAGAATCAACCTTGTAATGACTGTGGTGGCTCTGATCCTCTTCAAATTTATGAGGATGGGTCTACGTTCTGTTTCAGTTGCCGTAAATCGCACAAAGCGAAGGGAGACTATGTTAATCCTATGAATGATGAATCAGAGTTTGAGTCTGTTGACAACTCTTGGGGCCCAAGCTTACGAGAAGTAGCAGAGGACTACCCTGTTAGGGGTTTTCGTGAACGAAACATTAACAAGACAGTAGCTGAGTATTATGGTGTTAAGGTATCTTATGACATCAACGGAGCTATTGATGCACACTACTACCCTTATCATAACGAGGGTCTGCTAACAGGATATAAAGTAAGAGGTCTGCCTAAAGAGTTTAGGGCTAACGTTGGTAAAGTAAAAGGCGGTCTCTTTGGACAACACTTGTTTAATGGTGGTAAGCGACTAGTAATCACTGAAGGGGAGCTAGACACCTTAGCGGTTGCTTCCGCTTGGCATAAACGCTATAACACCTTTTACCCTGTTGTTTCTATTCGTTCTGCTACTACCCTAAAAGATCTGGTAGAAGAACGTGACTGGATTCGTAACTTTGAAGAGGTTATCATTTGGTTTGATAATGATGCTGCTGGCCAAGAGGCTACAAAAGAAGCAGCGCGTATTATTGGTTATGACAAAGTTAAGATTGCTAAAACTCCAGAGAAGGACGCAAGCGATACTTGGATTAAAGACCCCGACAAAGTTCTAAAAGCTGTCTATGACGCTTGTGAATACACCCCCGCTGGTATTCTTAACAAAGAAGACTTGTGGGATCGTCTAGTTGCTTATAGTGCAATGGAGTCTGTACCTTACCCTGAGTTCATGGTGGGCCTGAACGCTAAACTGAAAGGTATGCGCTTTGGTGAAATTACTCTTTGGACTTCTGGTACTGGTAGCGGCAAATCAACTCTACTTAGAGAGATTGCAGTTCACTTACTAGAAACTACTGAAGATAAGATTGGTATTGTATCTCTTGAGGAAAGTCCTGAAGAATACGCTGTTAAGATGGCTAGTATGGTTCTAAACCGTAACTCAGCTAATGAGGAGATACCGCTTGAAGAACTTAAAATCGGCTATGATAAAGTCTTTGGGTCTGATCGTGTTCTTCCTCTGGACCATCACGGTTCTATCTCTGACGGTTCAATCATGGACCACTTGGAGTATATGGCCTTGTCTGGTGCTAAGTACATCTTTATTGACCACATCACTATACTTGCTTCTGAAGGTAGTGAAGGGTTAACAGGTAACGAGGCTATTGATAAGATTATGAACCGTCTACTTGGTCTTGCTAAGAAGCATAACGTCTGGATTGGTTTAATTAGTCACCTACGTAAGACAAACAGCGGTGGTAAATCTTTTGAAGAGGGCCAACTACCTTCGATGGATGACATCAAAGGCTCTGGTTCTATTAAGCAAATTTGTATGGACATTATTGCGTTTTCTCGTGATGTTGGGAGCTCAGATGAAGCTAAAAGAAACACGATTAAAACAAAAGTCCTCAAATGTCGTCATACTGGTCTTACAGGGCCATCAGGAGCACTGCTTTATAACTTTCCTACTGGAAGACTCACTGAAGGTCAGTACTACGAAGAAGAAGATATGAATACAAGTGAAGGGTTTAAAAGAGTATGATAGATGAAACAATGGGTTTACTTTATATCTCGATTATCCTCCAATTGCTTAATGACGGTGAAGCAGACATAAGTGATCTGAGCCCTGCTGTTAAGTCTTTTATATTGGGTATTCAAGATGAGTTTGAGCATACACCAGAGGGTGATAATAAGGACCAGTTTTACTACGCAGCGAATACGTTGCTAGAGGTAGACAAGAACAAACTTAACTAAAGGATAAAACGTGGAAAATAAAATTAATGAGGCTCGACTTAAAGAGCACTTAAAGAGCTGGATTAAAGTTCTCCCGACAAAAGAACACTTAGATCTGTTTATTAAAAACAATGAAAAAATGTCTGATGAAGACAAAGTAACTTACACTAAACTCTGGGAAGAGGCAATGGGGCAAGAGTCTGTTGAAGAAGCGGTAGATAACCCCGTGTCCCAAGAGTATTGGGAACTCGAAAAAGCGATTGAAGAGGAAGTAGTTGAAGAAGATACTTTTGTCCTCGGCGAAGAGTTTAGAGTTACCTCTAAGAAAAATAAGAAAAACAAATAACAATTTAGCGCACAATGGCAAGGTGATTTTTAATTAGGATAATCCCAATAATCACCTTGTCAGTAGTAAGCAAAAAGGAAAATACTATGAACTCAATGAAACCTTACGAAGCGTTTATCCATCTTTCACGCTACTCACGATTTCTAGATGACGAAGGTCGTC